AATGGGATTAGCTGATAACGCAACTGCAATTACTGCTTGGGCTAATAACACTGCTGGTGCAACAAGCACAGGTGAAGATGGATTAGTAACAAGAAATACATATTTAGGTCTCTTCTATCCAAGTGGAATAGCAAGTGATTTAAGTGGCAACTTAGTTGCTGTTCCTGCATCACATATGATGTTAAGAACATTCATCAGAAATGACAGTATTGCTTATCCTTGGTTTGCAGCAGCAGGTACACGTAGAGGTATTATTGATAATGCTACAAACATTGGATATGTAAATCGTCAAACTGGTGAATTCCAAGTAGTAAGAACTAGTTTGGGAATCAGAGATACATTGTATATAAACTTCATCAACCCATTAGTATTCTTTACTGGTCAAGGTTTGTTGAATTTTGGTAACAAGACAAGTTTTGATTCACAGAGTGCATTGGATAGAACAAACGTTGCAAGATTGATTGCTTACTTAAGAAGACAATTGACTATTGCTGCAAGACCGTTCATCTTTGAACCAAATGATTCGTTAACAAGAGCAGAAATTTCAGGAGTAATAACAACTCTAATGTTGGATACACAGTCAAAACGTGGAATCTATGATTATCTTGTTATTTGCGATGAATCTAACAATACACCTGCAAGAATTGATAGAAATGAATTGTGGGTAGATGTTGCGATTGAACCAGTTAAAGCTGTTGAATTTATTTACATTCCAGTAAGAATTCTCAACACCGGAGAAATAGCAGCATTATAATAGAATGGGCGTAATCGCCCATTCTATATGTGATAAATAAAATTAGGAGATATTTAATATGGCAGCTTTATCAAAATTATCAGTATCAGAACCAGGCAATTCAGCTTTGTTAATGCCTAAACTACAATATAGGTTTAGACTTAACTTTATCAATTTTGGAAATGAGGCTACGACAGTACTAACACGACAAGTAGTTGATTGTTCGCGCCCAAATTTAACGTTTCAAACAATTAATTTACCTGTTTATAACTCTACTGTTTATTTGGCAGGCAAACACACTTGGGCTACTATGTCTATTAATTTACGAGATGATATTACTGGTAAAGTATCAAATCTTGTAGGTGCGCAGGTTCAAAAACAATTAGATATGCTAGAACAAGCAAGTGCAAGAGCAGGTGCAGATTACAAATTCAAAATGACACTTGATATGTTAGATGGTGGAAATGGTGCTGACACTCCAGTAGTTCTAGAACAGTGGGATATTGAAGGTGCGTTTTTAACCGCGGTTAATTACAATGCTGTTAATTATGCTACAAGTGAAGCAGTTACAATAAGTTTAACCGTTCAATATGACAATGCAATTCAAAATAACGGTGGAGGTATTAATGCATCAAATAAACGTGGAACATCACAATTTGATACTGCTACTAGTGATGGTATAACACCTTCTTTACGTTCACCTTCTAATCCGCCTACAACTACAGGTGGGTTTTGATTCACTTATAATTATCGGTTTTTAATGACAACTAATTTACGTGATTTTACACACGCCTCTAAGATATTTAGGGGCGGTGGTACTTATGCTAAGGCCCCGAAGCTTAAGTTTTTATTTCATGTATATTTTGCATTAAATGAAAACTCATATAATAACGGCACATTAGGACCTTTAGCGTCGGACCAACCTTTTGGTGTGTTAGTAAAAACAGTAAAACTACCAAGTTTTACCGTTACCACTCATGACATGAATCAATATAATCGTAAAAGAATTGTACAAACTAAAATTAAGTATGAAAATATTGATGTCTCATTTCATGATGATAGTAGCAATTTAATAACAGGATTATGGAATCAATATTATACTTACTACTATAAAGATAGTTTAAATTATAACAATGCTCAATTTCAGGGTAAAAGAGATTATGTTCCTCCAGTAGGAGCAACCGACCTACCCGCAATTAGTAGAAACCTGTATGAACCTGATTTAAAGGGAAAAACAAGTTGGGGTTATATTGGAGAGACTCCCCAACAAACAGCAGAAAAAAAAGCCTTTTTTAAATATATCACAATATTTGGATTCGATAAACATAAATTTACTGCTTATACTTTAATAAATCCAATGATCACTAGATTAAATCATGATACATATAGTTATAGTGAAGGTGGAGGAACAATGGAAATTGGTATGAACATTGGTTATGAAACTGTGATATACAATCAAGGTGCGATGGATGGACAAAATCCGCAAAACATAGTAACAGGATTTGGCCTAGAAGCTAACTATGATAAGATTCTAAGTCCTATAACTAAACCAGGTGAAAATAGATTAGTTCAAATGAATAATGGACCTATACCTGCTAATGGTGGTTTTATGATTAACAGTATAACACAAAGATAAAATGAATAACAATCAATCTAATATAGCATACAATTATCAAAAAAATCCTTATTTGGTAAAAACAAATAAGGAACAGTCTATTTTAGGGTTTACGTTAACACAACGTGATAATACTCAACTTAACAGAAATGTAAATTCACTTTTTCCTATCAATTTTTCTACTCCCAATCCTGCTGCAGGATCTCCTACTGCAGGAACTGTAATTGGACCTAGACCTGTGACTTTTGAACCAGTCGCTGGCTTTCAAAATATAATTTAATTATGGCAACTATAACTGAAGATAGAACTTCTTTAGATAGAACAATCAAAATATTTGACAGTTTCTATAACTCAAATGTAATTGTTTCTGGGAATCAATACGATTTAGTACGTAGTTATTTTATTGGTGTTTGTCCTTCAGAAACCATAGCAAATAATTTCACTGCGATATTGTTTAGAATTGCAAGTGTTACCGGTATTAACGTTTTAGATTTATTAGGAGAAATCAAAGGTACTAATAATCAATTACAAATGAACGCAAAAATTTGTTACTATTTAAATGGTATAAAGTCTAAAACTTCTTTATACGGTATAAACGTTATTCCTAAACCAGTTCAACCTGTAGCAAGAAATGTAGTCTTATGACTAGATGGGCACAAGGTATATTTACTCCTAAAAACCCACAGAAATATGTAGGGAATCACAAACCTCGTTATCGTTCTGGTTGGGAAATGGCATTCATGAATTTTTTAGATTCCAACAATAACATATTGTATTGGGCAAGTGAAAGCATAACTATACCTTATAAGCATCCTTTAACAGGTAAAACAGCTAATTATATACCTGATTTTTTCGTAGTCTATGAAAACAAACACGGAACAAGATTAGCTGAGATAGTTGAAATAAAACCAAAAAAACAAAGTTTGATGGAAGATAAAAAAATGAATGCAAAAGACAAAGCCATAATTGCAATTAATCATGCAAAATGGCAGTCAGCAGCAGCATATTGTAAAAGTCAAGGGTATGGATTTAGAGTTTTGAATGAAGATCAATTGTTTCATAACGGTAGAAAATAATTTACCCAAACTTTAAATTGTTAATAAATAGTAGATGTCTAAAAAATTAGCTGAATTATTTGAATTACCAACCGATGAAGAAAATTCATTATTGACTCCTATTGTTGAAGAACAACGAGAGAACGTAGCAGAAACGTTGTCTAATATTGAAAAAATAGAAAATGCATTGCCGCAAGTTAGAGGTCTTGAAGCTAGTGATACTGAATTTGACAACTTAGCTAATTTAGCTATAGAGAGTTATAAAAACTTGCATGAGTTAGGTATGCAAGTTGATAGTAGATTTAGTGCTGAAATATTTGGTGTAGCTAGCAATATGTTAGGTCATGCGATAACTGCAAAAACAGCAAAAGTAAACAAAAAATTAAAAACAATTGAGTTGCAGTTAAAAAAAGCTATGCTAGATGCAAAGCTTGCAACTAAAGCAGAAGAAGTTGAATCTACTCCAGTTGGTGAAGGTAAGGCATTAGATCGTAATGAGTTACTTAAGATGTTAGCCTCAAAATCTTAGTAAGAGTGATAAATACTATTATATTAATGTAAGGATTCTTATGCGTGGTTTAAAACAGTTTATAACCGAAAGTGTTAAAACATACAATTACACGATTAAAATTGCCGGTGATGTGGATAAAAACTTTTTGGATTTGTTTAAATACAATCTAAACAAGTTTGATCCTATTGAAATAAGTAGCCCAACTAGTACTCCTATTCAAAAATCACCTTATGGTTTTCCTGGATTAGAAAATCAAAGTGTAACCATAATCAAAGCTAATTTTAGATATCCAGCAACTGAACCTATGATACAACAAATCGCACAGTTATGTGGTTATAATGTAAACATGGTACGTGCTATATCTACAGATTTTGATGATAGTATCAATCTTGAAGCTGATAAATTTGCAAATCAAATGAAAGAAAGTCCAGTTCTTACACATGAAGAAATGGCTGATAATGGCAAAGAAGCTAGTAAAGCTTATAGTCAAAGTTATTTGAATTCAATTAAAGATCAAGGTAAGAACAGTAAGATTGATATTCCATATGAAGGTAAAAAGACACCTGATAGTTTTGACCCATTTAAAGCTATACCACAAGATGTTAAAGGTGCAAAGAGTCCAATGAGCACAATTACAAGACCGCCTAAGCCAAAGACAGGCGCTATGGCATGATAATTAAAGGAAAATAAAATGGATTTTAAATCATTATTAGACCAATTAAGCCAATTGTCTGAGGCTAAAGAAGAAACAAAGACAGGCGTAAAACACAAAGCCAAACCAGGACGTTATGGCGGCTATGATCCAGAAACTAACCCTGACAAAGATGACGATGAAAAACGTGGTCGTGGTCGTCCTCCTAAAGAAGGTGGCGAAAGCGCCGCAGAAAAGAAAAAAAGAGAAGAAAG